AACCTCGGTCATCACGGCCAGGACGCCGTCATGGTTGAGCCCTCGGGCCATGTGGTTCTCGTCCGATTCACGACGGTCAGGATGCCGACGCTGGGGCTGAGGTTTTTGTCTCCGACCTCGACATGGGTCTTCGGCTGACGGACGCCATCGATGTCGATGACGACATCCTCGATCGGGAAGTCCCACGCGGCGGCTGCGACAGCTTCCATCTCGACCCGGTCGAGCGGCTGGATCTCGCGGCCGAGAATGACGGTGACGCCGATCATGGCGCGTCAGCTTCCAAAACTGTCGGCGGCGAAGGCGGCGGCGGCTCGTCGGGATAGTCGGCGTCGGTCGTGTATTCCGCCTCGCATTGCGCATAGAGCGGGTCGCTCTCGACGACATGATAAGGCATGCCGTTGTGCTCGATGACATAGGTGCCGTCAGGACGCTGCTGGTAGAGAAACTTGATCGCCATCACGCAATCCTCCAGCAAAGCGCGGTTGCGATTACGTTCGGCGAACCTGCGTACATGAGAGATCCGCCCGCGTTGATGCTCGAGATGAACGAGCTGTTCAGTGCGTTAGTCGACATGTTGAAGCTCAGGAACGCATACCACCATGTGCCGCCGGCAGGCAGCGTGATGCCCGCCCCCGATGCGCCGTTGACCGCGATGAACTGGCCGATGCCGGCAATTGCCAATGGCTGCGGCGCCTTCAGCGCGGCCACGTCGTCGACATAGGTCTTATTCGACGCATGCGTTCCCAGCGTTGGATAGGCGGCCGGCAAGACGAGCGCCCCGGTCATGGTGTCGCCAGCCTTCAGCACCCGCAGCGCATCGGCCGCAGCCTGCGCCGTCGACACCGGCTTGTTGGCGTCGCTGGTGTTGTCGACGTTCGCCAGCCCGACCATCGTCTTGGTGATCGCCTGCCACGAGGCGTCCTGTCCCTTGCGGCCGAAGCTCTGGCCGTCCGTGGGCGCTTCCGCCAGTCCGCCGGCGGCCGTCACCAGCTCCCAGGCAGGTGCGCGATACACGTATTGCGGCCCGCCTGGCGGCGTGAACGTCTGGTTCTCCGTGGGAGACGCGGGGAAATCAAAGGCGATGGTAGCCTCCTGTCATGTCCATGCTGATCCGCTCCATGTCTTGACCGGCTTCTGCGTCCACGCCGAGCCGGTCCAGACCTTGGCCGGCTTTTCGACCCATGCGGAGCCGGACCAGACCTTGACGCCTGGGACGCCGCCCGCCGCCGGCTCGCCTGCTAGGAACGCGGCCGGCGTAATGAAATCCCGGCCACCCTCGTCGGCGAGAAAAATTGCGCCCAGCGCGCCGCCGATGACGTACTGCCTGCTCATGTGATCACCGGCTTCGGATCAACATAGAAGGTCGAACTGGTTTTGGCGGCGCGCACATAGACCGTGATCGGTCCCTTTTCCTGCGCTGTGAATGTCGCGCTCATCGCGAATTTGGTTGTCGATCCGCCCCATGTTCCCGATCCGGCCGGGATCGCCGAGGCCGTCGAGAGGCCGGTCGCTTTAGTGCTGGTCGCCTTCGCTCCCTGCGGAAAACCGGACGTTCCGAGATACTCGCAATCAATCCAGATTTCATCGTTGTTGGGAACCGCGCCGCCGCCCCAGATCCCCTGAACCGTCACCGTGATCGCCGACCCGATAGTCTCGTTCCAGATCGTGATCGGGGGGCACTCGAAAGGAAATTCCCATGTATTCAGCGTCGAGGTGACGATCTTCCATGCAATCGTCGTCACGCCATCGCTGGCGCCGCCAGTGCGCACAATCGTCGTCTCAGTCGTCAGAGAACCCTGCGCCGCGTAACGCTCCTGCCGGTATGTCGTATCAGCGCTGTCGGAGCGGACCAGCATGTTCTGCGGCGAATTGATGTTGGTCGTATTGGCGACCGCGAACGTCAACGAAGCGCCCAGCTTGCAGTCCTTGACCGTGGCGATGACGTTCTGCGCCGTCTGCGTCGAGAACAGGGTTTTGCTTGGCGTCAGCGCGCTCAGGTCGACGCCTTCAATCAGCGTCTGCGAACCGGCTGTGTTCTGGCTTATCAGCGCGGTCGGGATCGTTGCGCCAGTAATGGCGCTTGACGTATTGCGCCAGATAAATCGTCCGCCGACGTTGATGCTTTGCGACGCATTGCCGAACTGAACCGTGACATTCTCCCAGACGACGAGACTGGTAGACAAACCCGACGATTGGATGCGAGACGCTGCCGCGGTATTCGTCAATCGCAAAGCGCAATTGACCAGTCGCATCGAGCGAGCCGCGTTTTGCGTCGTCAACGTCGCGAGACCGGCTGCGTCGCCGCATTGGAAAATAAAGCCATTCAGTTCAGCGACGCTATTGACGAGCGTAATGCCATTCGCGCCGGTCGTGGCGATGACGGCCGTAGTCCGCAGATCGGCGGCGACGGGAGGCACGGTTCCGGCGCGGTTGGCGCAGTAAACCCGGTTGGGCAGCGCCTCCGTGCCGGGAAACGTGATGGTCAGCGCGGAGCCTAGCGTCTGGCTGTGATCATGCGCGACATAGAAGGTGTCGCCGGCCGCCTTCGCCGCAGCCGCAGCCTGCAAGGTGATGTAGGCGTTGGCCCAATCAGCCCCTGTGCCCGCGCCGGTCGCGCCTGACCAGATATACCATGTAGCCATCAGGTCGTGTCGATCCAGACGTCATTGACGGCGGGCGATCCCGGCGCGGACGATGCGACGGTGATCTTGGTCGCAACGCGGGCGTCGACATACTGCTTGGTCGCAATGCCGAGAGGCGCGGTCGGATCGGCAAGAACGGTTCCCAGCCCGGTTGCGCGGGTGAAGGCGAGCGGCACATCAAGAAAGCCGCCTGCATTCGTCCAGCGGCAGAGCATGAGGTCGGAGCCGCCCTGCGGATCGGTTTCGCCGCCGCCCTGCATGAGCAGCGACCAGCGCTGAATCCCTGAACGGGTGTAATGAAACCATGCCTGATCGGTCGTCGTCGTTGAGTTCAGAACGAACCAAGGCGATGCCCTGGTCTGAACCAAAACGCCGTTGAGGATCAGATCGCCGGTCATCGTGTCGCCGGAGACATCGACTTTCGTCGCCAGCACGGCCGGATCGATTTCGCCGGGCGGACCTTGCGGGCCTTGCGCGCCGCTGACCTGAACCCATTGGCTACTATTGGCGTCGGTGTAGTAGATGAACGTCTTGCCGCTGTCGCTCTCGAACCAGAGCGAGCCGGCGGTCGGCGAACCAGGCGCGGTATCACTGATGGTGACCGATGCGCCGCCGCCCGACGCATTGATGGTCAGCGCATTGCCTGCGTCATTGTAGCTGAGCGTGATGTTGGTTCCCGCCGTCAGAAGCCCAGCGACACGGTCATCCACAGCTTCTGGGTCGGGCGCGAATGTCGACGGCTTGTCGGTGATGCCCGTCCACGATGTTGTGCCGGGCGCCCCGGCGGGTCCTGTCGGCCCAGCGGGTCCCGCGGGTCCGGGCGGCCCGGCTATCGGCTTGGCCACCCATCTCGGGCTTTTCCATATGTAGGTCGAGACGCCGCCGGAGGGCGTGAACTCCTGATTTTCTGTCGGCGAGGATGGAAAATCGAAACTCACGGCATCACCAGAGGCGGCGGCATGGGGCCGGGTGCAGGTCGCGCGAAGTCAGCAGCGGCGGGCGGCGCGACGCCCCACTTGGCGCGGAGATAATCCTCGACCTGCGCACGCTCGGCGTCGGAGAGCACGCGGTCGTAGATCAGCAACTCGCAGACGTCGAAATCGCCGCCTTCGCCAGCGGTCGAGTTATTGCCGCCGGATGTCCGGTAATAGCCGTTGAGGTTGTAGTAATAATTCAGCGCGGCCGAGACGACGAACAGCCCGCCCTGCTGAACGCCGTTGATGTAGAACTTGACGCCGACGCTCTCCTGATCGGTGGCCGCATACAGCTTCCACGGATCGGGCGGCGTCGCCGGAAACGCCGTCGGCGCTTTGATCCAGCCCATCGGCTGGTGCATGCAGTCATAGCCGCTGGTGTGATAGCCGATCAGGACGTTCTCGCCTTCGGGATAAGGCGCGGTGAAACATCTGCCGCCGAGCGTGCCCCAGCGACGCGCCACATAGAGCATCGTCCACGAATGCTTGAGCGGGAAGCCGGGCGAGTAGATCGACGTGTTGTCGCCGCGCAGCCCCGCACCGTCGCCGGTAAAGCGCACGGCGGGCAACCCGGTCGGCGTGACCGCCGCTTTGAAAGTGGGGAGTGGCGTGCCAACAAGAGTGGCGGCATTGCCGGAGCCAAGGTTCGGCCACGCCGTGACGCTGGCTCCATCGGCGAGGCTTAACTGACTGGCGTCATGCCGGACGGCCAAGCCCGCCGTAACCGGCAAGGGGGGCGGGCCTCCCAGCATCGGAGGCGCGGCCTTGTAGGGGTGGTCGGCGGGCAATTTAGCCTGAATACCCCACTTGTGGGCGAGATAGCCCTCGGTCTTCCGCATGTCGTCGGTAGAGATGGCGCGGCTCCAGATGATGACCTCGCCGATCTTGCCGTCGGTCAGGTCTGACGTTCCAAGATTGTCCTGCCCCATGTAGACGCGATTGGAGGCCGTAGCACTGGTGTGAATGGCCCGGCTGTTGGTGACCGAGCCGCCGTTGCCGCTGATGCGATGGACAGCGCCTTCACGCACGTTGGAAATCTGGTGAACTTCGTTGTTGGCCAGCGGCACGAAGATGCCGTATCCGACCTCCGGCCCCTCCATGATGCCGCCGCCGAATGTCGCGGTGCCGCCGGTTCGCCCGAACCACCAGCCCGCCGCGTAGGAATGATCGACGATGCGCTCGTAGGTGACGCCGTCGCTGAAGCCGGGGTTCCACACGGCGAAAATTGTGAAGTCGTTGAAGGTCGTCGCACTGGGGGTCATCAGCCCCTGATCGTAGGTGATGGCCAAGGCTCCCAGCCCGTTGATGGTGGTGGCTGTCGGTCCTGAGCTGGCGGCGCGGCCCATGTGGAGACCGCCCGGCCCCTGCCCGGCGATCTCCAGCAGGTTCACGCCGATGAAGGTCAGGCTCTCAGGGATCGAAGCATCCCACCAGCCATACATGCCGGTCTCGATTTCATGCGGCGTCCACGGACCTCCTGCTGCGGGCTCCCAAACGAGGTTTGAACCGAGATAGACTTTATCGGCGGGCGTTGCGCCGATGTAGATCGCGTCGGCTGTGTTGAGCAGCGCCATCTAATCGACCACAATATAGAGCGTGTCGGGATCGGGCGGGCTCAAGGCGTCATATTCGGCCTGCGTCAGCTCGACCCACGGACTGCCGCCCGTCGGTTCATTTAGACTAACTGCGCCAAACAACTCGCCAAGATACGATGGCAGCGCATCCCAAGGGTTAGGGAGATTGTCGCTGTTTACATAAACCCATTGAACATATTTGCGCAAAGTATCCAGCGCCACGGTGTCGAGAGTGGATTGATTGTAAACCATGCCGCCCCGTCGTGACGGCGGATAAAAAATATGACCACCTACAAAGTTGCCCTGCATGCTGGCTTCGCTGGGCCATGTGGAGTTCTCATGCACGACGATGATGTCGGAGGTATAAGTCTCGAACCACGCGGGCTGTTGATTGCCGCCCGGATTTCCGACGACCGGATTGAGACCCAGATCGTGGCAGTAGTCAGTCAGGCGTTTGAAATAATCGACGTTATCAGTGCCGACGCCGCCGGGTCCGGTCTCATACGGCATCTGGTCGAAAAAGACCCCATCGATGCGATTTGTCGGGTAGATGCTGAGCCAGCCGTCGACTTCGGATTTGACGAAAGCCTCATCCACGGTGGCGTAATTGGTGTCGACATATCCGAGAACTTTCCCGCCCGCGCCGTGCACCATCCCGATGAACGTATCCCAGTTCACATCGTTGACGGTCCCCGGCCCGCCGGGTGATCCAGCATTGATAACCACCAGCACCGGCACGTCGCGGTTGGATTTCATTATATCCAGCAACCCTTGAACATTCGGGTTCGTATAAGGGAGGCTCGGATACAAATAATAAGGAATGAGGATGCCGGTATTGGTAACTACGCCGGGCGCCCCGGTCAGCGGCAGGGAAACGCCGTCGCCCGCGCCGCCGCCGGTGTTGACGTTGCTCGGCACCCATTGTCCCGGCGGGCCGCTGGGGTCGACATAAAAAACGAAACTCTGGCCGCTGTCGGTTTCGTACCAGGTTTCGCCATGAACCGGGCTCGGCGGCGGGCTGTCGCCCATGAACATGACCTGCCCACCGGCGGGACCGGCGTCGCCCTTGACGCCCTGTGGTCCTGCCGGCCCCGGCACCGTGCTTGCGGGGCCGGGCGGTCCCGGATTGCCGCTGACGCCCTGCGGGCCGGTCTGCCCCTGCGGGCCGGTGGCGCCGGTCGAGGAGCTTTGCTGAATCCACTGCCAGCTATCGCCGTCGTTGTAGTAGAGAAATGTCCTGCCGGTGTCCGATTCCCACCACAGCGTCCCCTGCGCCGCATTGCTGGGCGGCGTGTCGCTGACGATGACGGCGGCGTTGATGTACTCGTTGCCCGACTGGTCGCCGAGGCTGAACGTATATATCCCGTTTTCCTTGTGGATGACGATGCCGCCAACGCCGACGACATTGATCGGAAATTGCGGGATGACGCGACCCTGAAGCGTCGACTTTTCGACGACCGCAGCGCGGATCGGAGCCGGGTCGCCGTCGACCGAGAGCGCGAGGCGCGGGTTCTGGGACCGGACGGATGTCCTGATCACCATCACAGGCCTCCGACGATCGGCAGGTGGCCGAGCATGCATTGCTTCTCGTTGAGGTCGTATTCAAAGATCACGCGCGCGCCGATGTCGTAGGTGCGCGGCGAGAGCGACTGCATGCGCGAGCGCGGAAAGCTCACCGTGCAAGACAGGAAGTCGCTCGCCATGACGATCTCGCCGCCGATCAGGCTGCCCTCGAGGCTGGGCCGACAGTTCGGCGCGGCGATCGTGATGATGATGTCCTGCGCGCCGACGAGGCTCATCTTCTCGCTCGTCTGGCTGTCGAGAAACTCGATCTGCTGTTGCCAGCTTGCGAGGTTCGAGGCCTCGGGAAGGGTGCCGCCGTAGCTCATTTGTCGCCTAAAGTTTGATGAACCATGTTCCGATGACGTCGAGCGGGACGTTGTCGTGCGGCAGGCCGCCGCCCGCGTTGGCGTTGCTGACGCTGACGCCGCCGGTCAGCGCCAGCGTCACCGGATCGGTCAGCAAGGGGGTGCCCGACCAGTCGTACTGGTTGCCGCCGCTGCCGCCGCCCATGACATAGGTGCCGCCGGTGAAGACATGCTGATGCTGGGCCGGCGAGACCTCCATCGTATTGGTCACGGTGGCGACATGGCCGTGATAGGGCATCTGCTCCCACACCATGGTTTGGGCATTTTGCCCGACCACGGCGCCCGGCACCGTGCTCACGCCGTTGTGCAGCAGCGTGTAGTTGAAGCGCGTGGTGGTGCTGTTGCCCATGCCGTCGACGCCGCGGATGCCCATCGCCCGCATGTCGTAGGTCGCGATCTGCTTGCTGGCGTCCCAGTCCGCGGCGGGGCTCGCGCCGCGCCCGCCAATCACCGGACACAGCTCCTGCGCAAAACGGTTCCACAACGTCGTAAACAGTGCCGCGCAATCAGCGTTGGCGCGCTGGGCCGCGCCTGACGTCGCATTGCCGATGGTCAGCGCGTTGGCGATCACCCAGCCGCTTCGGCCGCCGCTCATCGCCTGCCACATGAAGTCGCCGGTCAGGAAGGCCGGATTTTCGACCACCCCGCCCCCGCCCCCGACGCCGGTCGCGGTCGAGAGCACGGCCATATAGGGCTCGTCGTAGATCACCGATCCGTAACGATCCTCCAGCCGCGCCCGATAGAAGCCGTCGGCCATCCAGAACATGGGGATGCGGCCGAGCGCGTCGGCGACGATCGGCGTCGGATGCTCCATGCCGGCCGACAGCAGATAATCCTTGTACGCGATGATCGGGGTCGAGGTGTTGGCTTCGAAGATGAACAGTCGGCATCCCGAGAGCGGCAGGCCGTTCTCATCGACGTTCTGCGCCAGCGGGATCGAGGGTAATGTTCCTGTCATATTACCCCTCCCAAATTGACGGCTTGCCGCCAATCGTGATCACTGTCGAGCATGTGGTATGTCCTGCAATTCTCCATCTTCGCCTTCTGCATGTTTTGGTCCGTCGTGGCGTTCATCGCCTCTGATGGGGAATTTCCGCCTGCGCTGGGCATCGGCATGAGCGTTTTCTTCGCCTGGCTCTTCACGATCATCATCGTGGGTTGCAGAGACCTCATCTTCAACGACCTACCTCGGTTGTACCGTTACGCGCGCCGCCGCTTCGGATCGGCGGACCTCCTCGAACGCGCGCGGCGTAAGGAGCATGAGCCGGGTGAGCGCCTCCTGCGTTCGCGTTCCGACGCCACCGCTCTGGGCGATGGCCCTGAACTGCGCTTCCGCCGCCGGATCGGTCAGTAGCCGCGTCAGGTTCTTCATCGTCGCGTCCTTGTTCCACTTGTCGATCATCTGACCGAATTTGCCCTGCAGCTTGCTGCCTGCGATGACCGTCGCGGGCGTGTTTCCTGTCAGCGCGGCTCCAGCGACGCCGGCTATTTCAGCGACCGGCCCGCGCCGGCCCGCCTCCTGATAGAACTCCTGCCGCCCCCCGGTCTGGCTGCCGATGCCCTGGCGGCGGCCGGTCATGTCCATGACCTCGAGAAACTTGTCGAAGCCCTTCGCCACCTCGTCGCCATGCGTCGCGGCGACGGCCGCCACGAGGTTGGCGCGCTGTTCGGGATGGCTGGCGATAATCTCGTTGAACCGCGCGCCAGGCGCATTGCGCGGCCCGCCCTGCGTCGAGCGGATGGCCTCGTTCCACGTGTCCTCGATGTGCGCGCGCATGAGCTGCTGCGTCCCTACGGGATCCCGACCCTTCAGCGTATTGATGGCGTCAACAACCTCCTGCTGGCTGTGGGCGCGCGGCTCACGCGGGAACAGCACGTCGATCGCCGTGACAGCCTTCTGGTCCTTGCCAGTCTCATAGATCTGCTTGAGGCGGCCGGTGAGGCCTTCAGTGACGAGCTTTTCGCGGCTCGTCGCGATGCGCTCAAGCGCCGCCGTAGCGTCCGGAAAGCGCTGGAAATATTCCGCGCGTTTGCCACTGAGCAGTTCACGCAGCCTTGCCGGATCGCCCTTGGTGTCTTGCAGCGCCTGGGTGACGACGTGATCCTCGAGCGCCTTGCGCGCGGGCGAGCCGGGCGGCGCAAGTGCGGAAAGCTCGTCGGCCCCGCGCGGCGATGTCAGGCCAGGCGTTACCTCCGAAGGATGCGCGACTGGCTGCTTCGTCACTGGATCGAGCTTTGTGATCGGTTCGATCGCCCCCGATTCATAGGGCCGGATCTTCTCGCTCGCGGCGCGAAAGTTTTCGTCGGCTTGCCGGAAGCCTGGCACCTTCATCAGTTCGTCGTCGAGGCCGCGGCGCGCATTGCTGAGCAGGCGCGCCGTGTTGGTTTCGCCCGCGCGCGTTGCAGTCTCGATCATGTCATCGAGCGCCATGCGGGAATTATGCAAAGCTTCGACGCGGCCTTCGAGACCGCCGGTCTGCGGCAGATAGCGGTCCCAGCCTGTTCCTGAAACTGCGCCAGCCTCGGCGCCCTCGCGCCGCAGGAGATCGCGCGCGTTTTCGAGCGCCGCCGCGGGCTTTCCCTTCTGAACATCGAGCGCCCTCTCGATCGCGCGCTCGACGCCTGTGACATCGACATTGGCGAGGGTCTCGTAGGCCTGCCCGTAGTCTTTCGCTGCCTGTTCCGCGCGCGCCTTCTTGAGGGCCTGCACCTCTTGCGTGAGCTGCGGCTGGATGATCTTGCCGGCGGCTTCCGCGCCTACGGTCGGAGCTGCAGCCGTCGCCGCCGTGGCCTCCTGGCCTGCCGGGCTGTTCTCGCGAATCCAGCGCAGAGTTGCGTCCATACCCTCGTCGAGCTGGCCGGGGGTTGCAGGCCTGCCGAGCGCATCGATCTGGCGCGTTCCGGCGGCCTGTACGTCCCGCCGCTGCTGCGCCATACGCGGCAGCATGGTGTTGCCGGGATAGGCCTCGATGTTCGCCTGCAGCGCGCCGAGGCCGGTGCCGTTGTCGGTGGCGTATTGCAGCGCCTGCGCCCGCGTGATCGGCACGCTAATCGCTTCCGCCTGGCGGAAGGCGTCCTCGCCCCGCTTGAGTTGCTCGCGCGTCAGGGTGCCGATGTGCTCCTTGAGCTGCTTCTCCGAGCGCGACAGCGAGCCGGTGTAGGCGCCGCCCGCGAGGCCGGTCCCGACCGCAGTCAAGGCGCGCACCCAAGGCTCGACATCAACGCCGCCGATCTTGAGGCCTTCGGTCGCCTGGCCCGCGGCCTCCGACGTCGCGCCAGGGACGACGCCCTGCGTGATGACGTTCTTCACCAGCGGTCCGAATTCCGCGGCTTGACGAACCGGGGCGGCGGTGTGGCTGAGACCAAGCGCGCGGGTGATCGCCGGGATGGCCGATCGCGCCATCGGCAGGGCTTTCATCGAGCCCGGCCCGATGAAGCCGCCGCCGCCGGTGAATTCGGCGCCCATGCCGATGAGCGAGCCGATGCGCGTCTCCGGCTCATAGAAGGGGATGCCGCTGGCCTTCTGGTAGGCGGCGCTGCCGTGCCTTTCGAGCGCCCCGGGCGAGATGATGGCGTTTTTCGCCGATTCCTCCCGCGTGCCTTTCCAGAGTTCGGGCCATTTCTCGAGATCGTAGATGTTGGCCTTGGCGGCGAACTTCAGCGCATCGGTTCCAAGCTGCGCGATCGAGCCGATATCGGCCGGCATACCAGGCAGGCCGACGACGCCCTTGGCGAGACTGCTGACCGCACTCTTGCCCCAATCCTTGGCTGTTTCGCCGATGCTTGAGACGACCTCGCCAAACGTGTTGCCCGAGATCATCGGCTTGTATTGTTTCTCAGGCTTGGGCGCGCGTGGCTCGGCCTGCATCTGGGCGAGCTTGGCCGCGAACGCATCCGCCGCGTTCTTGTCGCCCTTGGTGTGGGCATCAACCAGCGCTTGCTTGAGCGCGGTGACGTCGTCGGGGGCGACATCGGCCATGGCGGGGCTACTTCTTGCCGCCGGCAAGGCCGGGATAGGCCTTCAGGATCTCGGCCCAAGCGCCCGGATCGGTGCCCGGCGGCGGCTCGGACAGTCTGGCGCCACCTCCAGGCTCGCTGCGCTTGGCCTCCGCAGCCCTGGCGTCGCGAACCGCGTCGACGCCGATCTGGTAGGCCTCTTTGCCGAGCTTGTTCAGTTCCTTCATGAACGTCGCCTTGTCGATGTCGCCAGCGTCGTAGCTGTTGGCGAGGTCGCCGCGCGCCTCATAGTTCTTCCCGAGTTTTTCATAGGTGTTCATGATGATCTCGTGGCCCAGGCCAGATCGGATCAGGCTCGGCAGCCCCGACTTCATCATCTTGGCGTCGAAGTCCGACGTTGCGCCGGCGCCGGGAATGCGCTGCGACGGCGTCATCTTGTCGATTATCGAATTGAAGGCCTCGGCCTCGCCGGCGCCTTCGAGCTTGACGCCGCGTTCGGCCAGCCAGCCGGTGATCGCCGCCTTCGCGCCGGTCTTAACGCCCAGTTCGCGCAGGGCGCCGATGCTGCGCTGCAATTCGAAGCCGCTGGCGCCAGCGGCCATCGCATGCTCGACGCGCGTGTTGAAGCGCTCCTGCTTGCCCTTCTGCTCGGCGTCCTGCTGCCTTTGATCGATGGTGAGGTTCGTGCCAGCTTTATTGTCCTTCACAAACTGCTCGAACCCGCCTTCCGGCTCCGGAGGAAGGCCGCGCCTTGCGCGATCCTCGACAACACCCTGATAGAGGCGCTTGAGGGTAACGTCCGCTTTCTTCGCCTGCTCGTATTCGAGGCGGGTGCCCTTGAACGTTCCGGCCCGCAACTCTGCCAGATAATCGTTGTAGTCCGTAGATGTCTTGTTCGCGTCGGCCTGAACATCCGATCGCCGTTTCAATTCCTGCAGGGCGAGTTGTTTCTCGCCCTCTGGCGCATAGGGGTGCGTTGCCGCCCGCACCAGGCGCTCGACCGGAACGTGCTCAAGCGGCGATCCGCTGACCGCGCCCCGCGCCACGGGTGGCGTTTGTGGCGCTACCGCCGGGCGTTGGACCGGAGCCTGTTGGACCGGAGGCCGCACAGGCAGCGCAGGAGCGCCCTGTGGCTGCGTGAAATTCCACGGCAGTTGGTATGCCCCCGGTGCGCCTTGCGCAGCCTGAGCCACCTGAACGCCTTGGGGAGGCATTGCATCCGCTGCCGCAGCGCCCATCGGGCCGATGGTTCCGACGCCGCCCTCGGGAGGGCGCCCAAGTGCCGCCAAAGAGATGTTCGGCGGCACGAGCGGCGTCGGATTGGGAAGCTGCATTGGCGGCCCCGCCGCTCCCTGTGCCGCCGAAGCGGCGGGGCTCACGCCTGCAGGAAGCTGCGGACCCGCGTCCGTCATGCTCGTCTGCGGCGTATAGCTGGGATCGAGCGCGGCAACCTGCGTGCGCGCCATCGGCGTCTGAGGCATTGCCGACGCGACAGCAGCCCCGCCCTGGCCGTAACTGGATGGTCCGCGGCCCTGAACTGAGGCTGCGACCGTGCCGGGAGATGTGGTTCCAACTGGACCAGCCGTGCCCGTCTCGCCCGGCATTCCGACACTACGATATCCAAGCAACGAAGCAGCCGGATAAGGCGCCACGCTCACCTGATTGCCCTGATTGCCACCAAGGACGAGGATATTCCCGTTAGCGTCCCGACCCTGATAAAATCCGACATGGCCTGTCGCTGCGTTGGGACCGCCCCTCTGAAATACCGCGATGTCGCCCGGCTTTGGCGCTGTGGTCGGCGAGCCAAAATTCAAAAACGACCGCGCCATATTCGATCCGGTGCCCTTGATCCCGGCATGACCGAGTGAGGCATTCACAAAAGCGGCGCACCACGCCAGTGTCGCCGGATCGAGGTTCGCGCCGCCCGTTTTCAGGTAGTCCTGTAGCGCCGCCCGGTCTGGAATTTCGCCGCGCCCAAGCTGTGAGCGAGCAAAAGTCACTGGATCACCGCCTGTGGCAGACGCCTGCGAGACTGATGCAGGTATAGCCGGCGCCACCGTTCCACCCGGCGCCGTCGTTCCCTGAAGGGATTGCGGGCGGCCGAAAAGAGGCAGGTTCGTGGTGACTGGCGGCTGCGCTGGCGCTTGTTGTGCGGGGGCCTGTGCCGGAGCAACGGCCGGGGCTGCAGGCGTCGCTGCGGGCGCATTGACGCCGCCAAGAATGCTGCCGCCCGACCTGTAACTCTCCACGCCCTGACGCTTCAGGCCATGTTCGAGCAGCGACGCGCCTGCACCGAAATCGCCGAGCTTGAAGGCGAGGGCCGCAGCCTGCTGGGCAAAGTTCGGATCGTTCGGGTTAAGTTTTGACAGCTCGGCGAGCGCGCCCTGCTTGCGGTTCGCCTCGTCGATCTTCAGCTGGTTCGCCTGGCCCTGCTGGAACGTCTGCGGCAGGTTCGCCAGCCATGAAAAATCAACGCTCGGAACCCGTAACTGGCCGGGGTTCAGGTTGATCGGATGAATGTCGGGCATCTCAGAACAGCCCCTTGAAGAGGTTGCCGAAGCCGCCCGCCTTGCCGGCCGCGCCGGTCAGGGCCGACAAGCCGCCGCCAATCAGGCCCAGTGCGTTGCCGCTCGCCTGCATCTGGGCGTTCGCCCCCTGCGTCGCATTCTGGGTCAGTCCCTGCGTCGTCATGTTGTTGAGGTTGACGCGGTTGGCGGCGTCCTGCTGCCAGAGGTTCGCGATGTTGGTTTCGCCGGTATTGGCGAGGTTGGCCTGCTGGCCGAGCGCCGCCGCCTGTCCCCGCGATGCTTCTCCCGTCGCCTGCAGTTCGGGATTGATGAAGTTCTGGAAATTCTTGAGCCAGTTGCCCCATTCCTGGTTGGCCATGCCCTGGCCGTAGTTGATGACGTCCTGGTCGGCGTTGCCAGAATTGTACATGTTGCCCGCCGAGCGCTTGCGGTTGAGCGCCTCGAGACCCTGCCCCATCGCGAACTGATAGCCGGGGCCGGTCTGAAAGGCGTTGCGCGCCGTGGCCTGTCCCGCGGGGCCGTTCACGCCCATCGCATTAAGGTACATGTCGGTTGCGCCGCCATATTTCTGGCCGATCGCCGACAGCGGCTGGAATGCGGCGCCCGCCTGGCCAAGATACTGCTGCCCCTGGTCCATGCCCTGCTGGAGGTGGCCGAGGCCCGCCTCGCGACCGATGTCGAAGAGGCCAAAGCCCTCGGTCAGGTTGTTCCAGAGCTGCTTCTCGTTGCCGCGCGTCGCGCGGGCTGCGGGCTTCCCTGAAAGCGCATCAAACAACCCCACTGGCGCCTCCTAACCTATTTTTAGAGCGAAATTTCCCAGCGTTGCGTGCCGCTATCCCACCGCAAGGTGGCGCCGTCCTGCAACTGGCTGGAATGAAAGTTTTCGAGAAAGGTCGTGATGCCGGCTTCCTGCAGGCGCTTCTCGAGCCCGCGCAGATACTGGTACCAGACCGGGTTGATCCGGCCGCCCTCGAGCACGAGGCGCTCGGCCATGTCGGGCAGGGGCGGCAGCCTGATCGCCATCACGCCGCCTCCACGTTGCCGCCCATCACCGCGAAGAAGACCGGGTCAGAAACCGTCACCTTCACCTTGAATTGCTTCGCCCTGACGATGCCGCAGTTGCGCACCGTCGCCACGCCGACGGGCTGCCCCATCTGGCCAAAGCGCCGGAGCGTCGGGTCGGAATAGTTGACGCCGCCGTCGACCGAATAGGCGATATGCATCACCGGGTCGGTCTGGATCGGAACGGTTCCGGTCGTAATGCCAACGCCGTGCGTCACGTCGAGGTCGATGCGGGCGATGCGGGTCTTCGCCGGGAAGACGTCGACGAGGCCGATCATCTGCGCCGTCAGCGGATCGCCGGCCTCGCTCTCGATGTCGCTGTCGATCACGAACAGGTCGGTCGTCTTGCGGTCGCCCGCAATCCAGGCGTTCCAGGCGTATTCGGGCTTGAGATGCCGCCAGTAGTTCTGCAAATGGCTCTCGCGCTCGTGCCATTTGAGCGTGTTGGTGTCAAAATGCCAGCACCAGCGCGACGTCTGCACGCTGACGATGCCGCGGCCGCTGTGCCCGAACACGCCGACCTCAATCTCGTCCTTGATCATGGTCTGCTTGATCAGCCGGTCGAGATCCGGCGGGCTGACCTTCAGCGGCTGGAAATTGTTGAGCGAATAGACGCCATAGTCGGCGGCGACAAAAAATATTCCCTTCGTCCAGCCGTCCTCGGTCCCCGCGATCGCATTGCGCCCGATGAGGCCGTAGGGCATCGCGCTGACATACGAGAACGGGAACGCCGACGGGTTGATCGGCGGACCCCAGACCTCCATTGAACTGTCGCCGCAGGCCAGCAATTGGCCGTTGCCGACGGGGACCACGCGCAGCAGCGTATCGGGTCTTGTCTCCGCCATCGCATAATTCAGGGAGTTGACGGTGAGCGCATTGACGTCGGTCGAGAACATGCGCCCATCGGCGATGCTGAAGATGAAAAACCCGCTGAGAAAGCAGACGCTGTTCGGGACCGGCAGCGCCACGGGCGCGTAGCTCGTCACCGTCGTATTCGTGACCTGGAACGCGCCCTCGCCGGGAACCACCGTGATGATGTCGGGCGTGGTCTTGTTGTTCTTCGCCCAGATCGCCTTCACGGGCGAGCCTGGCAGCGTTCCCGTCACGGTCGCCATGCCTGATCCGTTGACGCCGAAATTGCGCACCGTGTCGCCATGCGCGACATGCAGGCGGCCTCCGGCGTAAATCATGTTGCGATAGGGCGCCGGCAGCGCCGCAGCCGTCGTTCCCCAGAGCGTCGTTCCCGCCACCCGGCGCCAGACGGTCTTGTTGGCCTGCGCCGGCCGGTCGTCGGTGACGATCGGCTCCGCGAACATGTTGATCAGCCGCCCGCGCCCGTGCTGCCGATGCTCGCCCGGCGTCGTTGTCATCGGGAAGAGAATCTCGGCCATCAGTAGTCCGTGAAGCGGATGGGTTCGTCGGTCTGGTCTTCGGCGTTGATGTAGCGAAGCTCCTGCTCGGCGAGCGCCGCTATTTCCGGAAAGGACGCTGTGCCGTAGCCGACGATGGCGCCCACCGCGAGGTCAGGTCCGACCACCGCCGCCAGCCGCAGCGACAACGGTTGAATGATGGCGCTGTGGAACTCCTGGCGGCTCGGGAAGTCACAGATCTGCTTCGCGATCAGCATGTCGAGGGTCGTATCGATCTGGTCCTCGACGGCGGCGCGGTCCTCGTCGCTCGGCTGCTGCCCGACGCCCATGGCGCCGAGCAACTTGAGCGTTCGGAAGATGAGGTCCTGCCGCGTGCGCGTCGCCATGGCTTATTTCTTCGCCTTGGCGGGCTTGTCTTTATCGGCGTCGTTCTTCGCGTCCTCGAGGTCTTCCTGCAGGCGAACCGCCCGCTCCTGAACCACGGGATCAACAACTGCGCCCTTCGCAGCCGGGCGATCCGATGGCTTCATGAATGTCAGGTTGTTCTTCAGCTTGGCGATTGCGGCCGGGTCTTCGACCTTGACCGCCTCGCCCTTCTTGAAGGTCATGCCGCGAAACTCGACCACGTCGGGATCGCCTTCGCCGGGATAATAGGTGAAGCTTTCGGCCATGACCGTCACTTCTTCTTTTTCTTGGCCGGCTCGTCGTCCTCTTCCTCTTCCTCGTCGGCCTCGCGCTTGCGGCGCTCCGCCTCCGTCTCCTCGCGCGGACCCGCGCCGGGCGCGGGGTTCGCGGCCTGCGCCTTGGTCCCATAGTCGGCCATCGCCGCATCAGCCTCCGGCGGCGGGGGCGGGGGCTCATATGCCGCCAGTTGCTCGACCAGTTTTCTCTTCTTCTGGTGCTCGACGCTGCTCAGTTGGGGCGTCTCTGGCAGGCGCGTATCGATATCCGCGCCGTCCACGGCCAGAATCTGCCCGGACTGGGTATCGATCTTCGCCTTCTTCTCGATGACAGCCATGCGCTGGCCTCCTGTGGATCTATTTCTTCCTGGACTTGGACGCAGCGTCTGCTTCCGGCGTCGGGTTCTCATCATCATCCGGTCGTGGGTTGTCCTGCGCCACAATCTGCTCAATCAACTGCCGCTTGCGCTGCGATTCAATGCTGGACAGTTGCGGCGCCTCCGGCAGGCGGGTGTCGATTGGCTCGCCGCTCTCCCCGAGAGCACTGATTGATCCGGCGTCGGTGTCGACCAGCACCGTTCCCTTGAATTTAGCCATTGTCTTCTCCTGACGTTTTGCTTTCCGTGCAGCCGGGCGCTTTGCCGCCTTCATCGCCTTCTTCGTCTTCTTCTTGACGAAGGCGACCTTGCGTTTTTTCGCCCGGCTCTTTGTCATACGGCTTGCAACGTCAGTTGTTCGGGAACGGTCGGACCATGCTTTCGCGCTTGTTGACGAATTCCACGATGAACGTGATCTTGCCCGCCGTGGTGTTGGTCTGCGTCAGCACGGCGCTGATGACCGTGTCAGCCGCCAGCGGAACGCCCATCATGGCGCCCGTCGCGGGAGCCACCTTGTAGCCGGCCGTTGCTGGCGCAACGTCGGCCGAAGCCATGAGCCCGGCCACGGTTCCCGCGGTTCCCAACGTGATCGTCGGCGTTGTGCCGTTGAACAGCGTTGCGATGTAGCAGGCCGATCGCAGCGGGATGCAGCCCGCCTCGAGCGCGCCGATCGGCACCGCGGTTCCGCTGGGCATTTCCGACACGTCGAGCGTGCGTCGTACATTACCAACCCCGACATCTTCGGGGTGTCTGACGGGGTTACTGAAAAAATCGCCCATCTCGGGCCTCCATGTGTTTGAGTGCGATCAGGGCGGGATCAATCGCCGGGCGCAGCGAAGAAGCCCGTCGCTACACCGCGCTGCTTGCCCGTAACGCCAGTTTCTGCAACGTCGCTAAGGCCATAGCAGAGTTTCTTCAAGCCCCATTTCCCGAGCATTCCGATGCCTTCGATCTGGCCGTAGTCGTCTTCCTGTTCGCGGGTGCGATAGCGTTGCTTGATCGCCCAGCCGAGGGCTTCCTGGCCGAGCAGATAGACCGGCGATACGTCGACCGATCCGCCTGCGCCAATGCCGGTGTAGATAGGCAGGTCGTCGACCTCATGCAGGACCACGTTGTCGTAGATCAGATCGCCGCCGAGGAAGATGCTTTCATTCCGCTCGACGACGGAGACCGCCGACCGTACCTGCTCGGTATCCTTCTTGAAGTCGCGGAAGACGAACGGGTGAGCGACGGCGACGAACATGCGCCGGTTGTTGCTTTCCACCTCGATCGGCGTGATGCGCGGACTGGCCGTGAGGGCCATGCGCTTCAGCAGCGACAGGCTGTCCTTCGTCAGTTTGTCGGCTGTGGCGTCGATGTTGAGGGCCGACGAGGCGAAGTTGCCGGAGACGAGGTTTCCCCTCACGGCGCCAAACAGGACGCGATCCGGGTTGTTCGTCAGCCAGGCGTTCTTCTGCGTCGCCGATGCGGTTGCAAACGGAGCATCACCGTTGGAGCCGACATCGCCGAGGCGGTCGATCACCTCCCACTTGACATCCTCGTCGGCCCAGGTCTTCAGCGTGGCGCGGGCGGCCCCGCGAAGATCAATCGCGGCATGGTCCTGGTCGTACTCGTGGATCGAGACGCCCTTCTTGCGAAGGTTCCAGTAGACCTTGTCGCCGAACTCGCCAAGCTTGTCCTCATGGCCGCGCAGGGGCTGCCGGTTGAGGATGACGCCGCGCTTGAAATTCGTAATAAATTCGAACGAGATGCCGTTGCCACGCCTTGAGGCGTAGTCTTCCTTCATCACGATCGGGTTGTTGGTGCCTGTTCCCGAGTATTGGGAGAAGGGATTTCGCTGGAAGAACTCTTTGCTGAATTCGTTGTCCCAGATTTCGGGGGTTAGTTCGGTCTGCGCTCTGGTCTCGGCCATCGCTACGGCTCCACCGCAGCTTCATGGTCGCGTCTCTCAGCGGCCCATGATCTGCGATAAAGGCAGCGGCCCGTTCATTCCCGGAGTGTTGCGCGGCCCTGCAGAGGGCCGGCCTTGCGTCATGTTTGACGGATAGGACTGGGGAGATGATGGGCGCGCCGCCTGTTGCGGCTGCTGGCCCTGCATCTCGGCAATGCGTCGTTGCACCTCTTGCTCGATGTAAGCTTGAGGGTCCGCGCCATACCTGGTCAGGGCCGTTTGTTCGCGATGCCATTTGACCAGTTCGCCGTACGGGTGACGCGCCTGCATGATGCGAGCATAGGATGGGTCTTGCGGCCCGACCTGCTGCACACGCTCGGCGAGCGCCGTATAGGCTTGTTGCACTGTCTCAACGCCGAACTTCTCGATCGCCCGATCTACGGAGTCCGCCTCGCGCTCAGCTTGCCGTTGCGCGTGGAGCGGCTCCAGCACCTGTTTGATACGGTACTCAAACGCGGCGTCGGGGTTGTCGAAGAAGTCGGGCGGCGGGGGTGGCGGTTCCTGTTTCGGCGGCGGCGGTCGCAATCCCTGCATTGCTGCAAGCAGCGCCTGGTTCTGCCGCTGAAGTTCAGTAAACCGTTCTTCCTGCCGCGCGAGCCGCGCATCCATCGCCTGTATCGGGACGTATCCCGGCGGTGGGGCTGGCTCGGCTTGTCCCGCATCTGTGCCGGAAGGCTGCGGCGTCGGGCCAGGCTGTTCCTGGGTTGACGCGAACCTTCCGTGCGGATCTCGGGGTTGAGACGACGGGACTGCTCCGTCCGGCGCGCTGGCCGGCTCGTCGCCTTCCCTGTCCTGCATGATCTGATCGAGTGGCGTATCGCTCACTGCCCTGTCTCGTCGGTCGCTTACGTTCGCCCGTTGGGAATCCCGGCGGCGGATCGCCGTTTATGCGCGGCGCGCAACGCCCGTATTCTCCGGCGGCGATAGCGAAAGACGGATCGAAAGGCGGCGTCCTTTATCAGGACACACTCGCGAGATCTGTCGCGCGGGTGTCTATGCGAAAATGCTCAAAAATTAAAGGGGGCTGCGACGACTATCCTTCAAAACCGCCCTGCTGTGGCTGGTTTTTCATCGCGTCGGCCTTGGCTCGCGCCGTCATCTCAGCAATCTGCTTCGCGGTCTCGGCTTTCTCGCGCTCGATCTGCATCTGCTGCTGATGCTCGGCCGCCTGCTGCGCCATCTTTTGCGCGTGATCCATCGCCGCCTGCTGGCGCTTGGCTTCGGCCGTGGCGGCTTCCTGCGCCAATTTGGCGTCGATCGCGCGCTGGCTGGCCTCGGCCTGCAGCATCATTTCCTGCTGCTTCAGTTCGGCGTTCTGTTGCGCTTCCTGCTGCTTGAGCATGGCGCTCTGGGCCGCCTCGTCGGCGCGCTGCTTGGCCTGCTGGGCCGCGGTTGCCGTATCTGCCGCCATTTTGGCCTTGGCCTTCTCAATTTCGGGATTGGGCGGCGGATTTTTCTTGGCCTCCTCGATACCCTTCAAGAGTTCGTTCTTCGATCGCAACTGGCTCGCCTTGATAATCAATTCCGGCGGGATCGGCACGACCTTCGCGGCCTCGACCAGCAGCGCGAACTCTTCCTGCTGCAGCGTGCCGACATGCGGCGCGTCGTCCATGACGATGTCGACCTCGAGTTGGCTCAGTTGGTTCTGCATCGCGGGCTGGCCCGTCTGCGGGTCCATCTGCGGCGCCATGGCGGGCTGGCCGGTCTGCGGGTCAACGATGGGCTGCCCATCAGGCCCGGCCATGGGCGCCATCTTCGGCATGTTGATGCCGACCCACCGGACGTTCCGCTCGTCGTCCGTGACCCGGATGTAATCGGGCGCGGTCCAGCACTGGCGGATGCGCCGCCACATTTTCTTGTAAGCCTGGTTGTCCATGTGCCTCAACATGTCGAACACCGGCTGGCCTTCGAGCGCGCCGCCCTGCTGCTGCGCCAGGATGGCCCTTCCCGATTGCAGGCGCGGGTCCTTGCCCTGCATCGCCGCGTTCGGCCCCTGCACCGTCATTTCGGCGACGGCGATCTGGTGCAATTGCAGCATGCCCTCCGCCATGTCGGTCGTCGGAACGGTGCCGAAGTGTTTGCCCCACTCGACATTGCTGCCAAGAGCGAAATGACCGTCGGGACGGGCCGCCTGCTCGCGCAATTCGCGGGTCGTCATCGACCCCATCGCCATCTCGTTGCCAAAGGTCTGCCTAACGCTCATCACGTGCAGGAATTTCGACTGCCGCTTGTTGATCGCGTCCTGCGTGTCGATCAGGTTCCGGACCTCGCCATAGCGGTTGTTGTCGCGATCGACGTTCGCCGAGCCCCACGCATAGGGATGCTCGGGTATGCCGTTGTCGTCGAGCCAGGGTGAAACGCCAGCCGCCAGAAAGCCGCCCTTGGTGAATTCACAAAAATGCCATTCATTCTCGGCGGTGCGGTAGTACATCTGCACGATGCGGACGCGATAGCGCTTATTGTCGTAGCCGACCCAGGTCTGGTTTTTCGGCTTGTCATCAAAGCTGCCGCCGACCTGGCCGATCGGGATGGTCTCGTCGAAAACCTTGCCCGCCTCCGGCCCATAGCGGGCGATGAACTCGTCGCGGTCGCCCCAGACGCACAGGCCGAGATAGCGGGCGTCGTCAAAGTCCTCGGCTTCCGAGTAAGGATCGAAGAACATCCGATCCGCCTGGCAGCGCCGGATGATGACCTGGCCGTTGGGCTGGGTCGACGACGGCTCAAACACGACCTCGTAGCCCGACCAGCCCCAGATCAGGATGTCCTTCCAGACGCGCGAGCGGGTCTGGTTCCAGTTGTTGCTCTCGGTGACGTAGCGAAGGCAGTCCGTGACGCTGTTGGCGTCCTCCTCGTGCTTCGGCGTGCGCGGCAGAGCCCGCGGATCGGTGCGCTGCTGCTGCTCGAGGCCTTCCAGATAGCGGATTTTAGGCTTAATCTTGTTGTCAACATGGGGCTGTTGACCTCTTTTCATCAAATCCTTATATTCTTTCTCAGTAAGCTGCTTTCCGTCATAATAGTCAAGATCTCTTTCCGCTTTCTGGCGCATTTTACGACTACTGTCCTCGCTGGTCTCGAACATGTCGACGAGCCGGGCGTGCAGATCCTTGTCGTAAGGCTGGGTTTTCGAGAGGGCGGCCTTATCGGGAAGGCGACGCCGCGCCTCGTCGAGCTGCACAACACTCATCGCTCAGTCCCCTCACAGATCAAGTTCGCCTGTGACCCGCTCTGGCGGCAACATCGCGCGATTGAGGCACATCCACCCTAACTCAATCTGGGTTTTCGCCATAGCGCACAATCGCGCATCGGCGCCCAATCCCCGGACATGCTCGATATGCCGCAGGACAAGCTCCTCGATCTGCCGGCCGCGCAGGATCAGGGCGTCCTGCGGCACAGGATCGGCTTCACGGCTCAGGGGTTGCGTCGACATGCGGCGTCTCCTTCGGTTGTTCGATGGGTTCGTGATCCCGCGCGAACGGCTCGCCGATCGGCGGCAGCATCGCCGGATCGGTCTTGATCTGGTCGTTGTCCAACCAGCCCCAGCGCCAACCTTCCTTGCGGCGACGAATGACATATTCATCCCAGGTTTCAGTCATGTGCCCAGCTCCCTGGTGTCGACGACCGAGATCTTGATCCCCATCTTCTTGCTTAGTTCAGCGGCCATTTCCTCGCGGGCGCAACGATAGACGGCCAGTTCCGCGGCGGTAAGTTCGGACACGTCGTCAGGAAACCATTGC